CACCCAGAGCTTTCGATAGAATGTCGGGAATAGCCTCCTTCGTCACCTGCCCTTGCCCGTCCAGAATAGCAATACTCTCACGCACAGCATTGAACACCGCGCGATCCTTACAGAACTTCTCTGTAGTATCGACGAGCCAGTCAGCGTCGGGGGCCGGAGCATTGGAAGAGATTTGATTCAATGTCTCTTGAATATCTTTGAACTCAGTCTCGGTGATTCCACGTTTTTCATTCAAGTCAATCGCAAGCGTCTCTGGAGTTGGGGACGCATTATATTCCGAAAAGAACTCAACGATTTGTTCAATGATGGTTCGCTCCGCCTTGATGCTGAAATACTCAGGATCAATAAACGGAACGACCTTTCGCGCAAAGTCCTCGTTACGGACCAGGTTGCGAATGATTGTGTATTCCACTCTATCCACTAAAAAGTTACCTTTCTCTTGATGGTAAGGTTTCCATCTTCATCTTCTGTTTCGGTTACTTCCGAGTTGTCGATCGCGGTCTGAACAATGTCCATCAGAATATCTCCGATCAATCTCTCAAAGTCCCACTTGACTTCATCCTCAAAAGTCTGCTCCTGTAACTGTTCAGGAACAACAAGAATATCATAGACGAAGTTGGCTGTCAAATGATCATCACTCTCTTCATTTACCTGTAGCTTCACTTTACCGTACCGATAAATGACACCCTCAAATGGCTCTTCTTTCAGACGAATACACCAAGCATCTTCTGTGCCATCGAGATCAGGGACCATCTCGTATCGTTCACTCACCTTGCTCATCGGTTTCCTCCTCTACAATCGCAGACCCATAACAGAACTTCGCTTTACAAACGCCGTCGATCGCATCCAACACTTCCTTTGTGAAATACTTCTCCGGGTTCTTTAGGATCGTCTTGCCGAACTGGGTTGTTCCATCAGGCAGCTCGAACTTGGTTGACATCTTCTTGAACACACCAGCTTCAACAGCCAACTCAAGAAGCCCATAGTGTCGCGACAAACCACTATCGTAGCGAAGCAACACATCAATCATCATATTTTCTTTGGTCAATCGGCTCTTCTTGTTCAGACAATGAATGATGTTTCCAACAACCTCAGTTCCATCCTTCTCCTTCTTCTTTGAAAGAAACACGATGTAGTCAGAGGCATACTTCAGACCAGCGCCACCACTCATCTCCTTCGTCGAGAACATACCCATTGTCTCGTAGGTGTGATTGGTGACGATCATCGGAACACCAGCCTTACCGAGCTTCAACGTCAACACACGAAAGGTTGCACGAACGAGCTGCGCTCGCGTCATGTCTCGTGTCTCTTTACCTTCAGCGGTATCCTCAATCTCCTTGGTCGTCGAGAGCATTCCGAGACTATCCAAACAGAACATCATCGGAGGGCGATCCTTCTCGGCTACCTCCAGATACTTGTCGAGAATCGTAACAGCTTGATGCCGAAACTCCTGAACGGTCGCGACCGGAACAGAGATAACACGATCAGGATCAATGTCACGCTCGATCAACATCTGCTTCGTAATGGCATCCTCACTCTCAAAGTAGAAGCACGCACCTTCAGGATTGTCTTTAAGAAATTGTTTGACAATACCCAGAGTGAAAAACGTCTTACCAGTAGAACTCTCACCAGCCAGCGCGACGATCTTGTTATTTGGAATGCCACCATAAATGCTTCCGCTCAAAAGAGCATTCAGCACATACGAACCAGTATCCACCCACGCTTCAACATCACCGAACTCATTTACATCAGGATTGATCTTACTGATCGACCGTGTAATGTCTTTGAAAAAACTCATCTTTCACCAAGCTCCCTAAAATATTCAACCAATTCTCGGTATCCGCCGATCACTTCATTTCCAGCATATACCTTCGGAACAGTCAGAGGTTGTTCCATACCTTCAAATATATGGATGAACTCATCCCGACTAAGATCATCAGGAACATTCAGCACATCAACGGGAACATCATACGTCTTGAACAACGCCTTTGCTTTTACGCAATATGGGCAGTTGTCTTTGCTGATCATCATATAGTAACTCACGAGAAGAATGCCTCCAAAGTGGATTTGCGTTCTGTTTGCCATCCAATCGTATCGAGAATGATTTTCAACGGTTCGACGAACGCCTTATCGAACTGAGTGTCATGGTCGATCACATTGCTTAGATTAAACTCAGCCGGAATGCGCTCATCAGGGAACGAGATGACCGGAGCCATGGCTTCGTTCGGTTCACGAAGATGAACAAACTTGAGCTTGTCGCCGTCACGAATCTCTTCATACTTCTTCGCAACACCACGCTCCTCGCGCATGTGATTATATATCAATGCTCCCTTGACATGAATCGGAGTGCTTTTCTTCCAAATGGTATCTGCTGACCGATACTTTCGCAGACCATTAACGCCACGAGGAAACGCAATATCATCCAAAGGCAACGTCTTGAACTCCTTACGAAACGCTTCAATGAAATCAATCACATCGCTTTCGGTATGGGTCAGAATCAGTCGCATCACTTTCTTGAGATTGTCCCGGCAAGCTGCCGGAGTCGAAGACTTGACTGCTTCCAGACCCATGATCTTCAGCTTCGGCTCATCGTAGCGCACACCTTCGCTATCATGGACGTTGAGCATGTAACGCTTCTTGGCGACCCACACTCCACGATCCGCGATGACCTCTCGTTCCATATCCATCTTCTGTTCATAGGCATTCATCGTATCGGACAACTCCTGATACGACTTGTCAATGAAAGGTTGGATCTTTTTCTGGCACAGACTGTCAAGGAAATCAATGACCTTGCTTGTTTCAGGGAGATTGTCGCCGTAGAACTTATCCACTACAGGCTTGAGATTCAGATAAACCGAATCTGTGTCACCCGCGATGACGAACTGGTTGTCCTCTGTTCCACATGCTTTGTTCAGAAACTCATTCAATCGAGTCGCGATCCAACGAATAGAAAGCTGCCCGGACATTGTGATCGCTTCTGCTTGTCGCAGATCATAGTGGCGAAAGTATTGATTCCCCAAAGCGCCATAAGCTGAGTTGAGCTGAACTTTTCTAGCAAGCTGAAAGTTTTTGAACTTCGCGATCTTGTTCTTGATCGCATCACGTTCAGCCAGCCCACCGGTACAATCAACAAGCTCCTGCTCTGCTTCAATCATCGACCGCTTGTATTCCTTGCGCTGATTATACAACATCTGCATCATCTCAGGGAGAAATCCACGAACATCGCGCCGGAATGTGTGACCATTCGCAGCAACACAAACATCCGAGTTTTTGAACGATACCTTGCGATCAATCACATCCTGAATGCTAATTTTCTCGGTATGTGAAGTCAATGTCTCCGGCGAAATGTTATACATCATAATCAAATGCGGATACAGAGACGCAAGGTCGAAACTCACAACCCAGTCGTGCATACCAGTAATGGGTTCAGCGACATAAGCACCCGCATACTTTTCATCCTTCTTGGACTCCTTCTTTTGCGGAATGACAATGTGGCGCTCCATCAAATAGTTGTGGATCATCACATCCCACATACGCACTTGCGAGAACACATCGTTGAGATTGACTTTCGCAGAGTAAGCCAGAGCATAGGCTTGCTCAATGAACTTCATCTTTGCTTCAAGCCGCTCGATAAGCTCAACGTCTTGAATGTTGTAGTCGATGAACTTCTGATAGTCGTTGTCATACAAATCATGTAGAGTGCCATACTCGGAGTAGTCAACCTTCTCCTGCCCCAACTCGATATATGCGATATGGTTCAGCTTGTAGCTCGATTGCTGCGTGAAGGTGAACTTCTTATAAAGCTCAAGATAATCAAGAATGGCAATTCCAACAAGTGTCATAGCCATTTGTTCACGTCCATGAATGATCGCGTTGCGCGTTGTGAAGTGCCCCCATGGAGACAGCTTTCGCGCGGTATCCAGATCAAACACATTCGTAATACGATTGACAAGATATGGAATATCAAAGAACTGAACATTCCATCCAGTCACAACATCCACATCCAAAGCACGCCATGTCGCAATGAACTGCTGAAGAAGATCCTCTTCGTCTTCCGCAAGGTAATACTCAACATTACCCTGTCGAACGTCATAGTCCTTCAGACCGAAGACGTAATACTTTCCAGCACTCTTTAGAGAGATAGCAGTAATCGGCTGATCCGCATCAGCGGGTTCAGCAAATCCGTTTCGGGTTTCAACCTCGATGTCCAGATACGCTACACGAATCAAATCAGCATTGTAATCAATCGTCTTGGGAAATGCTTTGTTGATGAACTCGTATTGCGGGGGAATGTTGCCATACACATTGAAGTTAGACATTCCCTTATAGCGGTCGATGAAATCACGAGACGCTTTGATGCTCTCTTGAGGACGCGGAAGCACGAAAGTCCCATCCAACGCCTGCCATCCGGTAGGTTCGTTAGACGGGACATATAGAGTGGGCTTGAAGTTAGCACGCTGCTGAACCCGTCGCCCATCCTCGTAACCGCGATAGAGTAGCTTCCCTTTGAAGTTTTCTACGCTAGTGTAAAGTCTGTCAACCGACATCAATCACTTTCTTGTTGTAAAATTCGAGAGTTTCATCCGAAGGTTCATAGATGAACAGAATATGATCGGCTCTTATATCT